TCTTCCTCCACCTGCGGTTCTTCGGCGGGTTCCTCGGCCTTTTGCGACGTAAAGCGCCCTTTCGGGTCGCGCACCACGGGTTCAATCGGCTCGCCCTTCTCTGCGGCCTCTAATCCTTGCTCCAGCATCGCTCGTCGGTCTACGACCTCGGCCTGTGGGGCGTCGTCTCGTTCCATTTGCTCGTCCACGATTAGCCTCTCCTGTGGGGATTGGTGAAATTAGCTTGCTGGCGCAGGTCGCGCAGTATGCGATCCGCTTGCTCGTTGGTCAGTCGGGTGTTGACCATGTGCTTAATGCGCTCAAGCCGGGTGTCTACCGGCTTTTCGCGCCGAATATGCTTGCTTGGGTCGTCGTTACCCACCTCTTCGCAGCCGTGAGCCTTGAGGTGGCGGCGGTGTTCCGAACGCGAAGTGACCATTTTGCCGTCAATCATGCTTTTGTATGGCACGATGTCAGGCACGACGTAGTGATAACGACCCTTCTCGTCCTTTTTACGCTCAACAAACTCGCCGTCTATGTAAACGTAGGTGCGTTTCATTGATTAAACGTAGTCGGGGGTAGCGTTTTGTTCATCTGCGCGATGATCAAGCGCGTTTGGGCGTCCATATCGGCCTTGTACTTGGCGGCTTCCTGTTGGCTTTGCAGCTTCATGGCCTCCAACTGCGCCTCAAACTGCTGCTTTTGCTGCTCCATCGCCATCTTGGTCTGGTTCTTGAGCTGCTCCATCTGCATCTGCTGTTGCAACTTGGCCTGCTGTAGCGCGGCCTCCATCTGCATACGGCCTTGCTCCATCTGGCCCTTCTGCTGCAACTCGGCTTGCTTGCCTTGTTGCTCGCCATCTGGGCCTTGCTGCATCGCCGCTTGCTGTAACTGCTGCAACGTGGAGTCAATCTGCCCTTCAATCGGTCGTGCGGCCTTAAACGCCTGCATACCAAAGCGCAGCAACTCCATCATCATCGGCACCATCTGCGGGCTGGCCTGACCCACCGGCAGGGCTTGCGCGAGGAAGCCACCAAACGCTTGCAGGAACTGCATACGATCCTGCTTCATCTGGTTTTCGTCCAACATCACAAGGCTGTCGGCGGCAATGTCCACGCGGAAGTTACGCAGCGGCTTGTCGCGCAGCAGTTCAATGGCTTGCGGGATCAATTGCTGGTCGGCAGGCGTCATCTGGCTTGCGGCGGCGTAGGCGAGGATCGTCTCAGGCTGGTAGTGCTTGCACATCACCTGCGCCTTGAGGCGAATCAACTCCGATGCAAAGAGGGCAACGTCCTCTTGCATGGAACGCAGTCTCAATCCCGCGTACTGGCCTTTGATTTGCTGCGCTGTCGCGGTTTCCGAGGCGAACGAGGTGCCACGGATGATGTCCGAGATGCCCGTGATTTCGTAGATTTGGGACTTGATGTCTTCTCTGGCTCGGTAGCAGTTGAGTAGAGCGTTTGCCAGAGTGTCCAGCGGTAAAAGGTCAATGCTGCCCTTAAGGCCGCCTTTCTCGCTGAAAGCCATCCACTTATCAACTGGAATAAGCGCATTGTTGTCGCCCTCCGTCATCAGCCGTTGCAGCGCCGGTTGGCTGGCGTCGTACACGCCGCGCACACGCAGCGCCTTTACTAGCCCATCAATGCGGTCGGACAGGATGTCCAACTCCATCGCCTGATCTTGATACAGGATAAAATCGGGGACGGGGACAAGAGTGTCACTCGTCGTCGTCGCAAAGAGCGGCTTCGGGCAAGGGAAGAATCCCTCAAGGCCGAGCGGGTCATCGCGCACATCAATGATCTGCGGCATCCCTTTGCAGAACCAATAGACCTTCTGCGTTTCCTTGTCCCAAAGTTCACAAATCTTTGCACGGTTATAAGTGCGCTTGGCCTCGTTATAGGCGTTCAGCGGCTCTGGGCCTTGGTCTAACGGAATCTTCCGCGCCATTTCCTCGCCAAACCGTTCTGCGAGGGCTTCCTTGGTCATATAGACCCAGCGCCACACTTGCGACACTTCTTCCCATGTGCGGGCCTGTGAGTGTCCAAAGTCCTTCCAATGGACGTAATCGGTCGGGGCGCACTCGTATTCAATGCGCTCTAAGTCAGGCGGCGCACCCTCACCCTGTTCAATGTTGGACGTGATGGATAAGCCATCGTCCTCAATGCCAATCGGGGCAACGTGCGGCTCGTAGCGCACCCATGCCGTACCGCGACCACCAAGGAACCGATCTTCCACGGCGTAAGCCATGGTTGAGCGAAAGTCGGGGTAATGCTCAATCTCAAAGTCAATGGCGCGTTCCAGCAGTTGCCCTGCCACGCGGCCCACGGGGTCGTTATCGCCAAAGCGGCGGCTGATGTCGGCCTTCGGTAACTTGGCGTACACAGCGGGCTTTAGCGTCTGGATGTTGCTCCAGAGGATGTTAAAGCGGGCGGCCTCGTTGCCACCCTGCCCTCGGCTATCGTCGCGGTAACGCTTAACGATCTTCTTGGTTCGCGCCTGCCATTTGGCGAACTCGTTATCGTACTGCCCGATAACCTTCAGGTACTTTTCCAGTTCCGGTTGCAGTATGCCTTCCATTAGACGTAATCGCTAAACAGTCCAACAACTGACATGGAGGCGTTGCCGCTGCAAGTGGCGCTGATCTGCCCCTTGGTCGCTACGTTCAACTCCACGCTGTAAACGCCTGCGGCGGTCGTGGCCGGGAAACTGACGAGGGTCGTGTTGCCGTCCTTCAGCAAGCACGTTGCCTCGGTGTTGCTGGCGACGTTGACGACCACGCGCTGAATGTACGCCCCCACCGAGCCAAAAGCGGTGGTAGACGTTGCGGCCACGGCAACGTAGTTGTACCGAGTCGGTGCGTTCGTACTCATATCCTTGCTCTCCTGCTAACGGTGCGGTCGTGAGCCTGCCACATATCGTTCAGGGTCACGGTGTTCTCTGGCCCCACCATCAGCGGTTTCACTTCAGGCGCTGGGGGCTTGTCAGCGACTTCAGACCATGATACCGCAACCATACGGAAGGCGTCACTAGGGTGCGATGTCCAATCGTGTCGCGGTGACTGACGATAAGCCTTCTTATCCTCGTCGTATTCGCGTTGGTACTGCCGCAGCGCCTCAATGCCGTCACGGCAACGCTCGGCGTCAAACCACACACGCGGCAACATCATGCGTACTGCTTGGATGCCCGATTGCACACCGATGTCGGGGACAACGGCTAGTTTGGCGATGTCTAGTTGCGCGGCTAATTGCTCAATAATGCTCTTGCCGGTCTGTAGGCTCTTGGCTCTCGCGTCATGCGGTAGGTAGTGCTTGGCGTAGCGGTACGGCTTGTTGCGTACCACATCAGCAATAGTGTGGATGTCCTCGCCCGAGACGGCGTAGAAGTCTATGACGCGCAACTCTCCACGGGCGACCTGATAGAACCATATCGCGGTGTCGTCGCGGAACCCCAAATCCCACCCAGAATACACGGGCAGGCTCGGGTCGTATGGCACATTGGTGATACGGCCTTGGTCTTGCGCCTCGCGCATCTCCTTGCCGTAAAAAGCGCCGAGGATCGCAGCCTCAAAGCTGCACTCATACTCCTGTAGGTACTGATCCTCGGCCAACTGCGCTCTCGCAGCGCCTAGTTCGCTGCTGGGTAGTAACCCGCTGGTAGAAGCGGGGAGGCGCAACAGGAACCATTCATCGGGTAAGCGTTGGGCAGTCTCGTAGATTTCCCAAAACTGGTTCTTGCCCTTTGGTGTACCTCCAAAGACACACCAGCCTTGCTTGTCTGACAGCGCAGGGCGTATGACGTTCCCAAACACGCTCGGCTTAAAGTCGCCGTATTCGTCAAGGTATACGCCCGAGAATCCAAGGCCGCGCATGGCGTCAGCGTTGTCAGCGCCGAACAAGCGGATTTGTGCGCCGTTAATGAGCGTAATGACTAATTCTTGCTCGTTTACCGATTGGATGATGGGTTGTGCGCCGTCCTTAAAGTATTGCCATGCAACAGCCTTGGCCTGCGACCTGTAAGGACTGACGTATCCGAATAGACCATACGGCCCCTGATACATCGCAGCAGCGCGGATCATGTCGTTGACGGCGGCAACCGTTTTGCCTGCGCGGCGGTGTGCGACAAGGCAAGCCCAGCGTTTCGTGCGCTCATGGAACGGCATGAACGCCTTGCGTGGGCGGTAGGGCAGGATTATTCGGGAGCCATCCATCCGATCTGTACCTTGACCGGGCCGTTGTCTTTACCTGTGATCTCTTGGCGGGCGAGCTTGGGAACGTGGTACTCCAGCAGGGTGCTGAAGGCGTCAAACGCAGCCTGCGCTCCCTTCTCCTCTGCGATCTCGTCTAGCCACCCTTGGAGTCTGTCTGCGTTCCCGTCCACAAACGCTGCAATGGCCTCTCTCGCGGCCTGTGTGGACTTATTAGGCAAACCCTTGGGCCTACCCGGCCCGCCTTTCTGACCCTTTTTAAATGCGCCTGCGTTCATCGTCGGATAATTAGCTCATTGATTGGAACGTCATACGATTGCAATGGAAATACTCGTCGTCGCTGTTCCCGATCTAACACTTTTCGCCCTTGCACCGCTCTTGCTTCTGCTTCTCCAGCAAGGCGGCGATACTGCTCAAATGGTGTTGTCTTGTTAGATTCCAAGATAATGAAGTTCCGCAAATCATTAGGGTCATTAAAACCAAACTTTTTTGCTATCTGTGTTGCCGTATCTGCGGGTAAATAGTCAAAGTTGTCTATGATTTCTCGGGTGGATGAACTTGTGCCGCCGGTCAGGGCCTTGCTCAATTCTGTTTTAATTTCCGCAGCTTTCGCACCAAGGGCGGTTGGCTGGAATTGCGTTGCGCTCCCGCCTCGGGCAAATCCTTCTGTCTCTTGAATTGCGTGTTGCAGTTCGTGCAAAGCCGTTGACGACGCGGCCGATGGG